ACTATAACAATATAAGGAGTTAATCCCCATGGCAAATGAATTAGATAAAACCATTGAGGAATTAGAAGCAGAGGTACTTGGTGAACTTGATGAAGCCAATGGTGCAGATGCTCCTAAGAAATCAGCGGGTTCTGCCGATAAGATGGATAGTGTAGAGGGCGAAGTAGAAGATACTGGCGCTGCTGTTACTGATCCAGAGCAAAAAGACTCTCCTGCTAAAAAGATCGCTAGTAAAGTGAAACAAGTAAGTGGAGATGCACAACAAAAGGGTGGAAGTTCACCCGATAAGATGCAAAAACTTGCCGCTGGACATGTTCCAGAAGGTGAAGTTATTGCAGAAGAAGAAGACGATGATGCGCCTAAGATGGAAATGAAAACCAAAAAAGATGCTATCAATGCAATGTATGACAAAATCAAAGAAATGGAAAAAATGCCTGCAAATGAGGCAAAAGCATTAGCTGCTTCCTATATGGAAATGGCTCACGCTAAACCAGAAGAAACAGAAGAAGAAAAGGTCAAGAAAGAATCAGTCGAAAATCGTCTGAAGTCTATTGATGTTTCTGAACATGTTGAAGCTTTGATGACAGGTGAGGGTGACCTCTCTGAAGAATTTAAACGCAAAGCCGCAACAGTTTTTGAGGCTGCTGTTAAATCTAAAGTTCGTTCTGAAGTTGAAAGAATGGAAGACGAATATAAATCTGAACTGGAAGAAAATATTACCACAACTAAAGGTGAGTTAACTGAAAAGGTTGACACTTATCTTAATTATGTTGTTGAAGAATGGATGAAAGAGAACGAGTTGGCTATCGAAAGAGGCTTGAAAGGCGAAATCGCTGAAGACTTTATCTCAGGTTTGAAACAATTGTTTGAAGACCACTACGTTGATGTTCCAGATGAAAAATATGATGTGCTTGAAGCACAATCAGAAAAGATTTCTGAACTAGAAGGTAAGATTAATGAGATGATGGAGTCCAACATCAAAATTAAATCTGCTAATGCTACACTAGTGAAAGAATCTGTCATGTCAGAGGTTTCCTCAGACTTGGCTGATACCGAAATTGAAAAGTTTAAGTCGCTGATTGAAGATGTTGACTTCGCCAACGAAGCATCTTATCGTGAGAAACTTTCTACATTGAAGGAAAGCTATTTCCCTTCAACTAAAGTTATCACAGAAGTTACTGAAACATTTGATGATGTAGACTCTGGCATCGCACAGGACATTGACACCTCTCAATCAATGACAGCTTATATGTCTGCGATTGGTAGGACTGCCAAATAGTGCAAAATAAACAATATTATAAATAGTAGAAATATATAAAGGAGAAACAAAATGTTTCAAACAGAACATCTACAAGAAAAGTGGTCACCTGTCCTTAAACATCCCGATCTTCCTGAGATCAAGGATAGTTATAAGCGTGCAGTAACTACAATCATCTTGGAAAACCAAGAAAAAGCTTTAAGAGAAGACAAAAACTTCTTAAACGAAACAGTATCAACTAACTTTGCTGGTGGAAATGGTGCTTTAGATACATGGGATCCCATTCTAATATCGTTAGTAAGACGCTCTATGCCTAATTTGATTGCATATGACATTTGTGGTGTACAACCAATGACAGGGCCAACTGGTCTTATCTTTGCAATGCGTGCCCGTCTAGCATCAATGGATGGTGCTGAAGCACTTGCTGATGAAGCTTTCCCTGATTTAGCAAACCAAAACGCTGCTGGTACTATCGGTGGTGGAGATATTGGTACAACTGAAACTAACCCTGCCGTATTGAACGATTCACCAGCTGGAACTTATACTTCTGCAACTGGTATGACTACAGTACAAGGTGAGGCACTAGGTGACTCAGGTACTAACGCATTCGGTGAAATGGCGTTCTCAATCGAGAAGCACACTGTTACAGCTGTAACACGTGCTCTTAAAGCAGAGTACACTATGGAACTTGCACAGGATCTTAAAGCAATACATGGTCTTGACGCAGAAACCGAACTTGCTAATATCCTTTCTTCTGAAATCCTTGCAGAAATAAACAGAGAAGTTGTTCGCAGCATCTATGTTTCTGCTGTTAAAGGTGCTCAAGCAAACACAACTACTGCTGGTATTTTCGACTTAGACACTGACTCAAATGGTCGTTGGTCTGTTGAAAAGTTCAAAGGTTTAATGTTCGCAATCGAAAGAGATGCAAATGCTATCGGACAACAAACTCGTAGAGGTAAAGGTAATATGTTAATCGTATCAGCTGATGTTGCTTCGGCACTTCAAATGGCTGGTGTTCTTGACTACACTCCTGCTCTTAACAACAACTTGAATGTTGATGATACTTCAACTACATTCGTTGGTGTTATGAACGGACGTTACAAAGTATATGTTGATCCATATTCTGCTAACGTATCTGGTTCACAATACTATGTTGTTGGTTATAAAGGTAGTTCACCTTATGACGCTGGTATGTTCTACTGCCCATACGTTCCTCTACAAATGGTTCGTGCGGTTGGTGAAAATACTTTCCAACCAAAAATCGGCTTTAAAACTCGTTACGGAATTTCTGCTAACCCATTCGCTACTGGTACAGTCGCGGCTGCTGCAGATGGCTCAATCGCAATTACTGCGAACGCTAACAAGTACTATCGCAGAGTTAAAGTTTCAAATCTTATGTAAGAATTGTTACTTTACGAGAAAAACGGCCTTCGGGTCGTTTTTTTTGTCTTTTATTTCCTTATAAATACTAGTATGACAACAGAAACATCTCCCTTAAATCGACAGCCAGATAAGTTAGATTATTCTAGTCCGACTCAATTTCGGTTTATGATTAACCAACTTCCCAAAGTGCAGTTCTTTACTACAGCTGCAAATATTCCCGGCATTGGTTTGAGTGAAATAAACTTAGAAACCCCATTCAAAGAAATACCTATCATTGGTGACAGAGTTACCTATGAAAATCTAAGTGTATCTTTTATTGTGGACGAGTACCTAGAAAACTATACAGAGCTACACAACTGGATAATTGGTATTGGATTTCCAAAAAGCAGACAACAGTTTACAGATTTTCGTTCTACTAAATCTAATACTTCTGTCGCTGGTGCTGGTGGTAATACTGATATTGGTAAAGTTGGAAAACCTATAGCAGACAAATCGTTTTATTCAGATGCGACACTATCTATTTTATCAAACAAAAATAACCCTATTGTAGAGGTTCGGTTTTCTGATATGTTCCCTGTGTCACTTAGTAGTCTGGAATACAACCAAAATGTATCAGATGTAGAATACTTGACAGCAACAATTGATTTTCGTTATAAATTATACGAGATAGTCACCTTATAATATGGAGTAATAATGACCCTTGATGAATTAAAAATTCAAGTCCAAAATGACTTGAAAGTAGATAATGAACACTTAGATACCGAATCATTAAAAAACCAAGAAATTAAAGCCAAATACTTAGACCACAAATCTAGATACGAGCTTCTTTTGTTTAAAGCAAAAGGAGATTACAAACGATTGTATCGTGAAAAGTGGGAATACTATGGTGGTAAATCTGATGCAAAAATCTATGCAACTAAACCATTTGACCTCAAAGTTCTCAAAACAGATTTATCAGTTTATATATCATCTGATGAAGAAATTATTGATGCAGAAAACAAGGTTGGTTACTTAGAAACTGTTGTGGATTATATCAAAGGAGTTATCAAGTCCGTTGATAATCGTGGGTGGGATATTAAAAATGCAATTGAATGGAAGAAATTTGAAGCAGGACTGACATACTAATGGTAAACTTTTATGATGATTTTTTAGAAGAACATATTGCACAATTAATTGATATGCAATTAAAAGATGTGTCTTGGAAATTTGATTATGATTCTGTAGAGAATGGTTTAAATAAACACTGGCATGTTTTTTGTGGACATGATGAAGAATCCCTTCGTGAAGATATATCACCTATCTGGCAAAAGATTAAAAAAGAATGGCCAGATTTGCAGTTAGAACGTGCTTATCTAAATGCACACACACATGGAATAGAACCACACATTCATAGAGATGATGGTGCTGTAACACTTATCTATTATCCCAGAATGGATTGGAAAAATGAATGGGGCGGTGGAACTGTAGTATACGATGACAGTATAAAAGATATTACAGACCATGTAAATTACAAAGGCAATAGATTAATAAAGTTCTCTGCACAACTACCACACCAAGCTCAACCAGTAAGTAGAGAATGTTATCAACTTAGAACTTGTGTTGTATTTAAAACTACACTCCCCTATGTCTCAAATAGAAGTCGGTCATCGTTTGGTTTGAAAACATAATGATTGGTGCAAACTACTTAATAACAAATTTTCCAAAAGAGTTAATTAAAGAAGTATTAAAAAATAAAGAAAATGTATTAGAAAAAGGTAGTATAAATGAAGTTAGTGGACTAACAACAAGAACTTCTAGTGTTTCGTGGATAAAAAATAAAAATGCTTGTCAAAGAGTATTTTCTGTGATGAAAAAACAGGCAGAACAATTTTCATCTTTACATTTGGACAATATAGAACCATTACAGTATTCAGAATATGAAAGTGACCAAGAGTATGGTTGGCACAAAGATGTAAGGAATATTCCCTATACTGATGGTAGAATTAGAAAACTATCGTTTTCAATATTTTTAAATGATGATTATGAGGGTGGAGAGTTTGACTTAGAAATTTATAACCCTGATACATCACCTAGATATTTAGAAGTAAAAAAACAAAATAATGCGAATTGTATAATATTCAATTCTGACATGTGGCACAGAGTAAGACCTGTGACATCTGGTGTAAAAAAAAGTATTGTTGGGTGGATGTTAGGCCCTATGGTTAAATAAAATATTATGAAAATATCAAAGATAAATGAAGTGTATCTTGAGTGTGATGTGAATGAGGACTTGGCTAGAGAGTTGTCAGACTATTTTTGCTTTGAAGTGCCGGGCGCAAAGTTTATGCCAACCTATAGAAATAGGATTTGGGATGGTAAAATTAGATTATTTTCTCCACATAATGGTAGAATTTATGTTGGTCTTTTACCTTACATAAAAGAATATTGTGATAAGAAGTCAATTCAATATACAATCGAATCTGGAATAGAAGATGATAAAGTTATAGATCGTCAGAAAGTTGAGGATTTTGCTATATCGTTAAAGCCTACTTCTAAAGGTTTACCTATCGAGTTTCGTGATTACCAAATTGATGCAATTCATCATGCTCTATCAACAAATCGTTGCCTTCTTTTATCTCCTACTGCTTCAGGTAAGTCACTTATAATATACACGCTTGTTAGATATTATCATCTGATGGGATTAAAAATGCTTATTCTTGTTCCAACAACTTCTTTAGTTGAACAACTGACTTCTGATTTTGTCGATTACGGATGGAGTGAAAGAAATATTCACAAGGTTTATGCAGGACAAGACAAGACACACAAAACAAAACCTGTTATTATTTCAACATGGCAGTCTGTATATAAAATGCAAAGTCCATACTTTTCACAATTTGGTTGTATCTTTGGAGATGAAGCTCACACCTTTAAAGCAAAATCACTTACTGATATTATGGTTCGCAGTAGAGATGTAAAATATAGATTTGGACTAACAGGAACACTAGACGGAACACAGACACACAGATTAGTATTGGAAGGTTTATTTGGTAAAGTAAAAAAAGTTATTACCACAAAGGAGCTGATGGATAGTAAAACTGTTGCACAACTTAATATTGATTGTGTTGTTCTAAGGCATACAGAAGAAGAATCACAAAGAGTAAAACACTACACTTACGCTGAAGAAATAAACTATCTTGTATCACATTTAAAAAGAAATAAGTTTATTGAAAATCTCTGTAGCTCTATTAACGGAAATACATTATTACTTTTTCAATTAGTAGAGAAACATGGTTCTATATTATACGAACAGATAAATAAGTTAGACAGAAAAGTATTTTTTGTATATGGTGGAACAACAACAAACACAAGAGAAGAAATAAGAGCTATTGCAGAAAAAGAGAAAAACGCTATTATTGTTGCGTCTTATGGTACTTTTTCTACTGGCATTAATATTCGTAATATTCACAATATCGTATTTGCTTCACCATCGAAAAGTAGAGTTAGAGTTTTACAATCTATCGGTAGAGGACTTAGACAATCAGAATCTAAATCAAGTGTTCGTCTTTTTGATATTGCTGATAACATGACATACAAATCAAATTCGCCAAACTTTACATACAGACATTTTAAACAAAGATTAAAGATTTACAAAGAAGAACAATTTGAATTTAAGGTCAATAAAGTTACATTATGATATATATAAATATAAGTGAGAAAAGGATAAAATAATGTCATACCAAGTTATAAAATTATCTAATGGCGAAGACATTGTTTGTGAAGTTTTAGAAATAAAAGACACACAAATAAATATATCTGAACCCTTGAAAATGGAAACAAATAGTAAAGTGACAGACAATGGTGCATCTGAATCCTTATCTTTAGGAAGATGGTTGCAACCATATTCTGATGAAAACATATTTCAAATAGAAAGAAACTCAATTGTAATTATGACTCCAGCAAGTATTGGTCTTATAAAATATTATGAATATGTTATGACAACTATTGAAAGAATGGAATTATCAAGTGTTGAAGCAACTGATAAAGACCTTGAATCTATAGTAGAACAAGAAATAATTGATGAAGATTTAAGTTTAGATGAAGTAGTAAAGTCATTTAGAAAATCTAACATCAACATATATCATTAAGCTTTATATCTGAAAGAGGACAAGTCCTATTATACATACAGTTCGGTGTATTGTCAATAGGTAAATAAGGATTTATAGATATAATCCTGAGAAAGATGAATTTCCTTTAGCTAAATTAATTTAATTAAAAACAATAATTTACTTGACATTACAACTATTTTCGTGTAGAATGGTTACTAATAATATGAAAAGGAATTTACTATGGCAACAAAGAAAGTAAAAGGTGCTCATTACGTTGACAACAAAGTCTTTCATCAAGCGATGATTGATTGGAAAGAAGAATGTCGTGAAGCAGAAGAAATAGGTGAACCCAAACCCAGAGTAACAGAATATATAGGCGAGTGCTTTCTAAAGATTGCAAATGGCTTATCGTATAGACCTAATTTTATTAACTATACATATCGTCAAGAAATGATTTCAGATGGTATAGAAAATTGTCTGCAATATATTCATAACTTTAATCCAGAGAAATCTAAAAATCCTTTTTCTTATTTTACTCAAATTATTTACTATGCATTTCTTCGTAGGATTCAAAAAGAGAAAAAGCAAACTCATGTAAAACACATGTTGATTCAATCACAAGAGTTTATACAGAGTGTTAATAATGAAGGTGACGATACAATATATCCTATTGAGGGTGGGTTTGACCCACACATAATGGTGCCTGACGAAGCTGTGTATAAACCCAAAAAGAAAGACGCTGTAGAAAAATTACCTAAAGGATTAGAAAACTTTATGGAGAATGATAAGTGCGAGTAGCAATTATAACCGATACTCATTTTGGCGCAAGAAATGATAATCAAAATTTTAGTGAATACTTTTTTAAATTTTATGAAGAACATTTTTTTCCATATCTAAAAGAAAATAATATTACACACTGCCTTCACTTAGGCGACATTATGGATAGACGCAAGTTTGTTTCATATAGAACTGCAAAGAATTTCAGAGAAAGGTTTATCAAACCATTTTCGGACTTAGGTATTCAACTTCATATTCTTGTTGGAAACCACGATACCTATTTTAAAAATACTAATGAAGTAAACTCAATAACAGAACTGATTGGCACAAGATATGATAATGTGCATATCTATCCAGAAGCAAAAGAAATTGAACTTGATGGATTGCCTGTTATGTTAGTGCCATGGATTAATGCATCTAATCACGCTAAAACTATGTCTGCTATGGATAAATCAAAAGCAGACATTTTAATGGGCCACCTTGAAGTTCAAGGTTTTGAAATGAATAAAGGAGTACGTTGCGAAAATGGATATGCTAAGGATTTGTTTAGAAAGTTTGATACAGTTTTTAGTGGTCATTTCCACATTAAATCCGATGATGGTCATATTTATTATCTCGGCAACCCATATGAAATATATTGGAATGATTGTGGAGATAAAAGAGGATTTCATATCTTTGATACTGAAACACGACAACTAGATCGTATCATAAATCCTTTAACAATATTTAAGAAAATATATTATGATGACACCACCACTAATTACAAAGACCACGACATTACTCAATACAAAGACAATTATGTCAAAGTTATTGTTGTTAATAAAAAAGATTTGTATCAGTTTGACCAATTTGTTGATAAGTTGCTTCGAGCAGATTGTTTTGAAGTCAAAGTCATAGAGGACTTTTCAGACTTAGACGCAAATACAGTATCAGACGATATTGTTGCAAACACACAAGATACAATGACAATTCTAAATCTGTATATTGATGATATAGAAACTTCTTTAGACAAAGGAAGACTTAAAAATTTACAGAGACAACTTTATATGGAAGCTCAAGACCTACAAATATGATTAATTTTAAATATGTGAGATTTAAGAATTTTTTAAGCACGGGCAATCGATTTACAGAAATACAATTAGATAGAAGCCCAACAACACTTATCATTGGTGAAAATGGTGCAGGAAAATCTACTGTCCTTGATGCATTATGTTTTGGATTATTTGGTAAACCATTTCGTTCTATTAGTAAAAATCAATTGGTAAACTCTATCAATAATTCAGCTGCAATTGTAGAAGTTGAGTTTTCTATTGGTTCAATAAAATACAAAGTTATTCGTGGTATTAAACCAAATAAATTTGAGATTTACAAGAACGGTAAAATGCTTAACCAAGAAGCAAATGTTCGTGACTACCAGAAGATTTTAGAACAACAGATTCTAAAATTAAACTATGGTTCTTTCACACAAGTTGTGATACTTGGTAGTTCTACGTTTGTGCCTTTTATGCAATTGAAGGCTAGACACCGTAGAGAAGTTGTTGAAGAAATACTCGACATTCAAATCTTCTCGACAATGAATATGATTCTGAAACAAAAACTAAAAACTGTGTTTGACGATATTCGCGATATTGAATATCAATACAATCTCGGCATCGAAAAGATTAGTCTACAAGAAAATCTCATTGCAGATTTACAAGACAATAAAGATAAGATTATCAAACAAAAACAAGATTTGATTAACAACAATGAAGAAGAAATATTTACGAGAAATAAAGAAAAAACTGATTTGCAACTTTTAGATGAAAAATTATTAAAAACAATATCAGATAAGGCTTCTGTTGAAACTAAACTTTCTAAACTAAAAGAAATAAAAGCTACACTAAATGAAAAACACAAGTCACACTCGAAAATAATTGCGTTCTTTGAAACTAATGAAGACTGCCCTACCTGCCAACAACATATTGATGAAGCATTTAAAGAAGGTATTGTTACATCTAAAAGTTCTGATATTGAAGAACTACAATTTGGTATGGGCAAATTAAAAGAAGAATTACTCAAAGCTTCTGATAGAGCAAATGAGATTAAAAACATTACTAGTGATATTAGAAGCAACTCTGTTAAACTTGCAACAATACAACAATCTATTGTAGAACTAGAAAAGTTTAATGTTAAACTTCAAACAGAAATTGAACACTTTGTTAAAGATGGTGTTGGCCAATCAGACCTTGACAGACTATCAGAATTAAAGTCTGACACTAAAGAAATAAGTAATCGCAGAACTAAGTTGCGTGAAGATAAAACTTATTTTGAAGCATCAAAAAGTATGTTGACGGATACTGGTATTAAAACTAAAATCATTAAACAATATTTACCTATAATGAACAAGTTGATCAATAAATATCTCACATCAATGGAGTTCTATGTAAACTTTACGCTTGATGAAAACTTTGAAGAAACCATAAAGTCAAGACATCGTGATGAATTCTCATATGCATCATTTAGTGAAGGTGAGAAAATGCGCATTGACCTTGCACTACTCTTTACTTGGAGAGCTATTGCAAAGATGAAAAATTCAACGAATACAAATTTACTTATCTTAGATGAGATATTCGATAGTTCACTTGATGGTACAGGAACAGATGAGTTCTTAAAAATATTGAATACATTGAGTGGAGAAAATGTATTTGTAATCAGTCATAAACAAGATGCGCTTGCTGATAAGTTTAGAAAAACAATTAAATTTATTAAAGAGCAAAATTTTAGCCATATAAAATAATAAAGCCCTTGACTTTCCATTTTACCTATGGTATTATAGCTATAGAAAATGAGAAAAGAGAAGAGTTATGAGAGACTTATCCACCATTGCAAAACTACTTGCTGAAGAAGATATTTTTGTACAAAACAAAAATCAATCTACAGCATCGTTTGATGTTAAAAATCGTGTACTTTCACTTCCTATTTGGAAGGAAATGTCTAAACCAATTCAAGAGTTAATGACTATCCACGAAGTAGGTCATGCCCTAGAAACACCACTATCACAATTAGAACAAGCTGAAAAAGACAATATAGAGTTTTCAGTATTAAATGTTTTAGAAGATGTTCGTATTGAAAAATCTGTTCAAAAGAAATATCCCGGCTCTGTTCGTATTTTCAAAAAAGGTTATCAAGAACTGATTTCCATGAATTTCTTTGGAACTAAAGAACTTAATATTTCTGAACTTAATCTTATTGATAGAATCAATCTGCATTATAAACATCATTCAGATATTCCTTTTTCTATTGATGAAAATGTTTGGGTACAAAAAGCAAACCAAACTGTAACTCCTGATGATGTTTTAAACCTTGCAAAAGAAATCATTGATTTTGTTGGAAACAACCCAGAAAGTCAGTCTAAATCACCCTCTCAAGACGATATAGAGGGTGCTAAAGAGATGGTAGAGGGTAACACCAACTCACAAGATGATGAAAATCAAAGTGATGATTTTGATACATCAAACAGTCCTTCAGCAGAAAATGAAACAAAAGATTCTAATTCTGATTCAACAAAATCAGATGATACTGATGATGTTAAACCAGAGGAAAAACAAACAGTTGCTCAAAATCAAGCTAAAGGCAGTGATACTTCTGACACTAAAGAAATAATTTCTGTTACAGATATTACCTCTAGAGGTTCAGTTAAAAATTTATTGTCTGATGCTACTAATGATATTACTTATGCTTCTATTCCTAAGTTAATTATGAAAAATGTAATTGTTCCCAACAAAGAAATATTAGAAATTTTCAATGAACATTATACTCAACAAATGGAGAAGCGTGATACAAAGTATTACGATGCTACACGATGCGAACTCGAAAAACTTAAAAAGGAAAGTAAAAAAACTGTTGCATATATGGTCAAAGAATTTGAAATGAAAAAAAGTGCTGATCTCTATTCACGTTCATCTACTTCAAAAACAGGTTCGCTTGATATGGGTAAGTTGCACACTTACAAATATAATGATGATCTGTTTGCAAAGATTACTACTTTGCCTGGCGAAACTAATCATGGTTTAGTTCTATTCCTAGATTGGTCTGGTTCAATGGCAAGTAATCTTACTGGCACTTTAAATCAACTTTACAATATTATTTGGTTTTGCAATCGCACACAAATTCCTTTTGAAGTTTTTGCTTTCAGTAATAATTCATTACTTCAAAATGATGAACGCCCAAACCAAAAATTTAAATCTGAAGATTTGTCTATCCCAGAGTTAAAATTGCTTCAATTCTTTTCAAATAAAATGTCTTTATCTGACCAGAATACTATGATGCACAATCTTTATATGACCGCCTTTCGCTGGACATATATGGTAGATGAAAATGACCATAGTATTGGTAGATATGAGTCTCCGATGAAAATGGAATTAAACAGCACTCCATTAAACGATACAATAATTGCCGCAATGGATTTAGTTCCTGCATTTCAAAAAAAGTCTGGTATTCAGAAAACTCATATTGTTTTTTTGACTGATGGTGCAAGCAACGAAATAAGGAACAAATTTACTATCAAAACAGATACAACTGGCGAAGATTTTGAATCTGTAGATAGAGATTTTTGTCCGTACTATTATAATAGCTACAGAGCTGACGTCAATGCAAATCAAAATGTTTATTTTGATCCCATAACAAATGCCAGAGTAAATTCTAAAGATATTACTGGTCGGAATGTTCAGACCAAGTGTCTTCTAAAACTTCTCAAAAAAAGATGTCCAGAGGCCTCTATTGTAAATTTCTTCGTTGCTGGAGAAGGACGCAATGGTTTAGTAAGAAGCAAGATATTCCAAGATATTGTCGGGTATGAGTGGGAGCACGAAGATTTAATAAAAAATTACAGAAAAACTTTAAGAAAAGATAATTTTGTTTCGATCGAAGGCGGTCAAGGGTTCGATACTATTTACATTTTGCCCGGCATGAATGACCTAGATATGGACTCAGAGCTTGAAGTTGAAGTAGGTGCTTCTAAATCAGAACTTAAAAAAGCATTCAAGCAAATGTCTAACAAGAAAATGCTGAACCGACCATTGCTAAATAATTTCATAAAAATGGTTGCTTAGCCCTTGACATTCCACTTTACCTATGTTATTATAGCTACAGAAAATGAGAAAAGAGAGAGTATATTATGATTACATTTACACCAAAAAAGCAATTATTTGTTGATGCTGCTATAGAAATGTTTGGTTCGGGTTCTACTTTGACCAATCAACAAGTTGTTGATGCTTCTAAGTCTGCTGGTGTTCCAAAAGCTGGTTGGTTTAAGAAAAAATATAAAGTGGGCCATAACCAATTTAAGTTACCATTAGAGGCGGCTCCATCTCCTGCAACTATAACTGTTTCAGAAACTTCTAATGAGAATACTGTGTTGAATTTGATAGCAACTAATATGGAAAGACAGAATCTAATTCCTGCTCCCTTTGAAAATTTTATTCCTTGGGGTCATTTCAAGACAATCAAGCAGATAGCTAAGTCTGGTTTATTTTATCCTGTGTTTGTTACTGGCTTATCAGGTAATGGTAAAACTTTAATGATCGAACAAATTCACTCTGATATGAATAAAGAACTTATTCGTGTTAATATTACAATCGAAACTGATGAAGATGATTTACTTGGTGGTTTTCGTTTAGTGAATGGTGAAACTAAGTTTGTGCCAGGCCCTGTAATCGAAGCAATGGAACGTGGTTGTACTTTACTTCTTGACGAGTGTGATCTTGGTTCTAACAAATTAATGTGTCTGCAACCTGTCCTTGAAGGTAAAGGTGTTTATCTTAAAAAAGTAAACAAGTGGGTTACTCCTAAAGATGGTTTTAATGTGATGGCAACTGCTAACACTAAAGGTAAAGGCTCTGAGGATGGACGCTTTATTGGAACCAACATTCTAAACGAAGCATTTCTTGAAAGATTTGCAATCACTATTGAACAACCATACGCTTCTGCTGCAACTGAGAAAAAAATCATTGTCGGTTCTATGAAAAAGAATGGTGCTGTTGATGAAGACTTTGCAGACAATCTAGTAACTTGGGCAGAAGTAATTCGCAAAACTTTTTATGATGGTGGTGTTGATGAACTTATCTCAACTCGCCGTTTAGATCACATTGTGAAAGCTTATGCAATCTTTAAAGACAAGTCTAAAGCAATCGAATTGTGTGTTTCCAGATTTGATGAAGATACTAAAGATTCATTTTTAGACCTTTATTCTAAAATTGATGCTGGTATAAATCCTTTAGACGAGGAACAAACATCTGAAAATAATGATGAATTATTTTAAAAGGAGATAATATGAAAAAACAAAATTTCTTCAAAAGAATGATAATGCTCTCCGTATCGTTGTGGAGAGTTGTTATGAATGTGAAATATAATCCATTAAAATATGTTCCTTGTCCAAAATTACAAGCTTATTTTATGTTAGTTTTGTTTATGATCTGGAGTGTATTTTTTGGGTTTATTGCTTCAGTTCATTTAGGGTTAGTGAATTACAGCACTGTAGCAAGTATAATTATTCATCTATCTGTGATTGTGCCTTTAGTTATAACAAATGCAGTATTCGTAGATGCAGAACGCGATGGCCACAAATGGTTAATTGAGTGGAAAAAAGAACAGTCAAGATATAAAATATTTGCAAATCGTTTAAAAACAAAAAATATTGTTATTTGGAATCCAGATATAGAAGGTTAAAATATTATTTTAAAAGGAGATTATAAAGAATGAATAAAGAAGAAGTACAAGGTGTAGACTTTGGTTTTATTAAAGAAGTAGAAGGGTATAAAACTACTGGCTATGTTCCTAAAAATGATGGGATAGTTTTAGGTAAATCAGGAGTTACTATAGCGTCTGGTTTTGACTTAGGTCAACGTGGTATTCAAGACCTAGCTGGTTTACCAGAAGGGTTAGTAACTAAACTAGCCCCTTACCTAAGTTTAAAAGGTAAAGATGCAGATACTATAGCGTCTAACCTAGAAATATCTAAAGAAGAAGCAGATATAATTAATGAGTTTGCTAAACAAGAAGCAATGAGTAAATTATCTCGTCAATGGATGGATACTACTAGTACTAACTTTGAAAACTTACCTTCTAATAAACAAACAGCAGTAGCTTCAGTGGCTTTCCAATATGGTGACTTAGCTAAAAAAACACCTAATTTTTGGAAACAAGTAACAGGTGGTGATTGGGGTGCAGCAAAAAGAAACCTACTAGACTTTCAAGACAAATACCCTACAAGAAGAAAAAAAGAGGCTGCGCTATTAGATGACTAGATGTAAGAGTTACAATCCTTATAAATAATAAGGTGATGCCGTAAAGGGTCACACACAATAATCTTGCTTAAATTTAAAAGGAGATAACTATTATGGTTACAAGCAAAAATATTAGTATGAGTTTATTAGAACAAGTGGCTGCACTCAGTCCTTACACTGTAGGTTTTGAAAGGCAATTTAGTCGATTAAAAGACTTCGAGAGTTTACAAAAACAAACTACAGGATACCCACCTTATAACATTCGCAAAGTAGACGACTACATTCATGTCATTGAACTTGCCTTAGCAGGCTTCAGTAAAGATGATGTAGAAGTTGAAATTGCAGATGGCAAACTAACTATTCGTTCTGTAAAAGAAAGTGATGCTGAAGATGATGGAACAATTCATCGTGGCATTTCTTATAGAAAGTTCAGTCGTCAGTTTACACTTGCTGATGATATTGTAGTTAATGGTGCGTCATTAAATAATGGTCTTTTGACTGTTACTTTGGAACAAATTGTTCCAGAGGAAAAGAAACCAAGACTTATTGAAGTGAAGTAAAAAAATCAGAAATGGGGTTGACAACAGCCCCATTTCTGTGTTACTATAGATGGAACAAATTGATAAAGGTTATTAAATATTATGGCAGAAATATATGACTTAAATTCTGGAGAATTAAAAGATGGTGCGGTGGCTGAAAAATCCAAAGACGGCCAATATATCATACCACCATGTACTCCAGAAGAATGGGAAACCATTGTACCTACCGAAAATGATTTTAAACATGTAAAGCGTGTAAACAAAAAGACTCTGGCAGAAATGTCAGAAGAAGATATTCTGTTTGAAGCTAAAACAAAACGATATAGAAAAAACTTTGCACAACGTCATAGAAGTGTTTATGAAGAACACGAAACGAATGGCACATTAGATCAACTTCCAATAGACAATATGTTTCACCCACAAACTACAGGCGCACCTATACCAGCAAAACAAGGTACAAGTTTAGGAATTGTAATGCGACCACAACTTGCATTTAACATGATGAAAGTGGATATCCCAATTGATGTAATTAATGATATCAATGAGCATATTGAACAAACACTTATTCCAGAAGATAAAGATTTTTCCAAAAATTTAGTTGGTCAAATTAATCGTGACAAAAAATCGAAGCAATTAGAGTTTCCCCACGAAAATTCTGATGTTGGTGAACTGTTGGGTGGTTTAATTCAAACTCTTGGCAATACCTACATGAGTAATGTACGAAAAGATGAATGTTATAAAACAGAAATGGATAGTATGTGGACAGTACATAGTTATGAAGGCGACTATAATCCTTTACACGATCATGGTACTAAAACACCTATTGGACTGTCATGTATTCTATATCTGAAAGTACCAGACCAAATTGCAGCTCTTCCAAATCCTACTGAAGAATTTGGTGGACTAAATGGTTCAAGTGGTGCAATAGATGGATTTACATATTTCAATTGGGGTACTCATGGTATGCGTGATTTTAATATGTTAAGACCAGCAACTGAAGAATATGTAAAACCAGAAGTTGGAACTTTACTTATGTTTCCGTCATGGTTAAGACATTCAGTAAATCCATTCTTTGGAAAAGGTGAACGCAGAACTTTATCTGCTAATTTGAATGTAAACAAATTTGAAGAACTTGAGGACAAAATTTAATGAGTGATTTTTTAAAAGACATAATTAAACAAACAGGCAACGAATATGCATCACTAGTCAGTGATGGTGTAGAAGCAGGAGATTGCAATTCGTTTATTGATACTGGAAGTTATATTTTCAATGCATTACTTTCTGGTAGTATCTATGGTGGATTACCTGACAATAAGATTACAGCAATAGCTGGTGAGTCAGCAACAGGTAAAACTTTCTTCGTGATGGGAATGTGTAAATCTTTTCTTGATGCAAATCCAGATGCAGGAGTTTTATACTTTGAATCTGAAAGTGCAATTACAAAATCAATGGTAGTCGATAGAGGTATTGATCCTACAAGAATGGTTATCATTCCTGTAACAACTGTACAAGAATTTAGAACTCAAGCACTCAAAGTGTTAGACTCATATCTTGCAAAGAAAGAATCAGACAGACGACCAATCATGCTTTGTCTTGACTCTCTAGGAATGTTATCTACCACCAAAGAAGTAGAAGATACTTCTGATGGTAAAGAAACCAGAGATATGACAAGAGCTCAAGTTCTTAAAGCTGCATTTAGAGTATTGACTTTGAAACTTGGTAGAGCAAAAGTTCCTATGGTTGTTACTAATCATACATACGACTCAATGGGTTCTATGTTTCCAACTAAAGAAATGGGTGGTGGTTCTGGATTGAAATATGCAGCTTCATCTATTATATTCTTATCTAAGAAAAAAGATAAAAATGGTACAGAGGTTGTCGGTAATATTGTTCATTGTAAAAACCATAAGTCAAGATTGACTATTGAGAACAAAATGGTTGATGTTCGTTTATCGTATGAAACAGGATTAGACAGATATTATGGATTGCTTGAACTTGCAATCAAACATGGTATCTTCAAACAAGTATCAACTCGTATTGAATTACCAGATGGCACTACACAGTTTGGTAAGACGATTAACAACAATCCAGAAAAATACTTTACAGAAGATGTGATGCAACAGATTGATGACATTGCTAGTAAAGAATTTAAGTATGGTCAAACAGATGTACCTCTAGAAGTTGATGGAGCAATTGATGTACAAATATAATGAAGATGCTACTTTAAATGAATTAAAGAAGTATATTGACTCCACTTATGATGCACACTATAGTAAGGATAAATTCCAAGCTACAGAGTTCATTATAGATGGTGGTCATGGTGAAGGTTTTTGTATCGGGAACATACTCAAGTATGCACAACGCTATGGAAAAAAAGATGGCAAGAACCGAAAGGATTTATTGAAAATAATCCATTATGCAATTATTGCACTGTTTGTCCATGATAAAGAAGGCGAAACTTTAAATAAAATTAAATAACAACAAAGGAAATATATAATGAAACTAAGTAACTATACAACTTCTGTATTGAAGAACTTTTCGACTATTAATCAAAATTTAGTGATTAAGGAAGGAAACACAATAACAACAATGTCTGCAATGAAAAACATTGTTGCTAAAGCTGAAGTGGAAGAAACATTTCCACAACAGATTGCAATCTATGACTTGAATGAATTCCTAGGAGCATTGTCTTTATTTACAAGCCCTGTTTTAGATTTCAGTGATAACTATGTTATGATTAGTGAAGAAAACAAACCTACAACCAAGATGAAGTATTTTTACTCTGACCCATCTGTTGTAACTAGTCCTAACAAAATGATTACTATGCCTTCTAATGAAGTGAAGTTTACTATGAGTAGTGAAGATTTATCTAGACTAAAGCGTGCAGCTGGTGCAATTGGTGCCCCTGATATGGTTTTAGAAAAAAATAGTTCTGGTTCATCACTTACTGTAAAAGACAAAAAGAATGATACTGCTAATAATTATTCTCTTGATGTTGATACTACAAGTGATGGTGAGTTTAACTTCTACTTTAAAGTAGAAAATATGAAACTTCTTGATGGTAACTATGATGTAGAGATTTCATCTAAAAATATTAGTCACTATACAAATAAAAGTACTGACATAGAATATTGGATTGCACTTGAACCCGAATCAACTTACACTGTTTAATTTAGGCACACTATATAATGGAAAAATATTTATGGGTGGAACAATATCGCCCGAAACGAATCAGCGAATGTATTCTACCAGATGATTTAAAAGACACATTTTCTGAGTTCGTTAATAATAAACATATACCAAATCTAATTTTATCAGGTGGGCCTGGCGTAGGTAAAACTACTGTCGCTAAGGCTATGCTTGATGAAATTGGTGCGACCTATATGATGATTAATGGTTCAGAAGAATCTGGTATTGATGTCCTGAGAACAAAAATCAAAAACTTTGCTTCTACTGTATCTCTTGAAGGTGGAAGAAAATATCTCATTATAGATGAGGCAGACTATCTTAACGCACAATCTACTCAACCAGCTCTGCGTGGTTTCATGGAAGAATTTCACAAGAACTGTGGATTTATTCTTACTTGTAATTATAAGAACCGATTGATACCACCATTACATTCTCGTTGTAGTGTTATTGATTTTATAATTCCAAATGACCAGAAACCTAAACTTGCAAGAGATTTCTTTGGTAGAGCAAAGGATATTCTGAATAAAGAAAATGTAGAGTTTGAACCTAAACCTGTTGCAGAACTTATGAACAAGTTCTTCCCAGACTGGCGTAGAGTGTTAAATGAATTACAAAGGTATTCTTCATCAGGTAAAATTGATGCAGGAGTGTTGGTAAATTTATCTGAATCTAATATCAACGATTTAATGACATCTCTGAAAAATAAAGAGTTTACTAGTGTTCGTAAATGGATTGTACAAAATTTAGACAATGATCCTGTGCGTGTATACAGACGTATTTACGATAGTTTATATTCTAATTTGGACGCTAGTACTATTCCTCATGCTGTTGTTATCATTGCTGATTATCAATACAAGGCTGCATTTGTATCTGACCAAGAGATTAATCTGCTTGCTTGCATGACAGAATTGATGGGTCAGGTGAAGTTTAAATGACCTATGAACTGAAAGATTACCTTAAAGAAATTAACACAGATAAAAACCCTCTGATGGACACAGATGATGAAATGTGGGAAAAGAAATATCCTGCTTTTATCGTAAACAAATGTCTAGCACCATTTCCAGATACTATCCACCTAGTTAACGAAATGAATCTCCACAACCACCTTGATAAAAAACTACAATTTGATTTTCTCCTAAATAGCCTAAGAGCAAGGAAAAGATTTACTCCTTGGCTGAAGGCGAGTAAACTAAATAATCTAGAGTATGTTAAAGAGTATTATGGTTACAACAACGAAAAAGCAAAGTCAGCTCTTAAAATACTTAATGATGAACAGATAAAGGCTATCAAGGATAGTTTGAATAAAGGTGGAAGAAATGGAAAGCATTAACTGGACACAGGGGCAGATGCTTGAGGTCGTTTTAAAAGAACCAGACGATTTTCTAAAGGTACGAGAAACTCTATCTCGTATTGGTGTTGCTTCAAGAAAAGAAAAAATACTATATCAATCATGTCATATTCTACACAAACAGGGTAAGTACTTTATTGTACACTTTAAAGAACTGTTTGCATTAGATGGTAAACAAACTAACTTATCAGAAAATGATATTGCAAGACGCAACACAATCTCAAAATTATTAAAAGATTGGGGATTAGTGGAGATTCAGGCAGAACTAGAACCTATTGCTCCTCTTAGTCAGATTAAAATTATTTCATTCAAAGAAAAAGATGAATGGGCTCTTGAAACTAAATATAACATAGGCAAAAAGAGAGAAATTTAATTTTGGAACAATTCAAATCATTTATTACAGAAGAAGAAAAAGAGCAATCATATCGTTTTGTCATTATCTATAATGACCCAGAAAATATGACTGATGATTCTAAAGCAGAAGCTGAAGAAATGGCAGATGATATGATAAAGTTTGGTAATGAGCTTGGACTTAAAGGTTTTTCATGTAGAATTGAAGATGCATACATATCTCACAAAAATGACAAAATGTATATACATGATATTGACGATAAAGAATTTTTGATAGATGAAAATACTTTAGTATTCAACAGGTCTAAATCAAATGATTTTGCAAACTGGCAAGGTCTGATGTACGAACTAGAAATATCAGGTGTTAATGTAATAAATTCACTTGATGTTCACTTACTCTGTGCTGATAAATGGAAAACATATATTAAATTAAAAAATATTGGAGTTAAACAACCCAATTCTTTATTAGTTAATAATACAGATAAAGTAGATGGTGTGTTTAAAAGACTGAAAACAAAATTTCCAATTATTCTAAAAACACAACTAGGCACAGGTGGTATCGGAGTTGTAAAGATCGAGGATGAGACACAGTTACTTGCAACCTCACAACTTATTCACAGGTTGGGTCAAGAAAGGGGTATGTTGATACAAGAGTTTATTGAACTTGATTATGATATCAGAGTAATTGTTATTGCTGGTAAAATACATGGTGCAATGAAACGACCAACTCCAAAAGGTGATTTTAGGAGCAATGTTCATCAGGGATCTGAACCAGAAAAAATTGAATTAACTAAACTTGAAGAAGATGAAATATATAAAACAATGAAGGCATTAACGCCTAGAGGTGGTTGGGTTGGTGTTGATTTAATACCAGCGAAAGATAGAGAAAAAGAACGACCTTATTGTTTAGAAGTTAATTCTCAGCCGGGCACAGTGGGCTACAACAGTGTAATAAAAGGGAACATTCTTAAGGATGTACTTAAAACATATATGAATAGAGATAATTGGGAATAATATGAATAAATTTATAGTTGATGCATTAAGAAAAAAATATGAATATCAAATTGCTTTATCTAAAGCAAATATACAAAATTATAACGATGGCGAAACCCCCGCAAGTGGTAAGTACAACTACAGTAGTGCCGTAGATGCAGTTGGTTCTGAAGTTGAAAAACTAAGTACCGCAAAAGACAACCTCAAAACTCTAAATTCAGAGTATCCAACAGATAAAAAACCTCAAATTCTTTCAGAATAACTATTGACATTCCAACAATAGCTTGTTATAATGTAAGTAATAAATGAAAAAAATCGGAAAATTCTTACATCTAATAAATGATTAAACAACTTTTAGAAAATTATGTTGAAAAGAACGCACCAGATAGTGAGATTGCCGTCTTGCTATCTGGAGGTGTTGATTCTATATCAGTAGCTTTTGCAGCTGGTAACTTGGGTAAAAAAATTCATGCATATAGTTTTCGTTTGGATACTCACACCTCTTACGATTTTGAAAAGGCCAAAGAAATTGCAAAACAATTTGATTGGAAATTTACTGAAATTATAATTCCAACTAATAATCTAGTGGAAGACTTTCACAGACTAATCAAACTTGGTTGCAAATCTAAAACAAGTGTAGAATGCACTTATCCTTTTTTGTATGTTTATCCTCAAATATCACAGAAATATGTTATTTCAGGTTGGGCTGCAGATGGATACTATGGCATTAGTAAAAAAGCTCAAATTAATTACAAACATACACAAGAATTATTTGATGAGTTTAGAGATAATTACTTTAAGCCCGATAAGTGTGCAAATTACATCTGGCACAAAAAAGTATCTGATACTCATAGAAAAATATTTGTTACACCATACCTTGACGATTCAGTTAAACAATTCTTTTATAGTAAGAGTTGGGATGAGTTAAACAAACCATATCAAAAACATCATGTAAGAGATGCTTTTTCTCAATTTAAATTGATAGGAAATGTGAAAAAGCACTTGAACTTACAGATAGATTCTGGTATAATAGAATTATTCGATAAATTAATTGATAACAAAGAAATCAATTTTAAAAACAGAACGAGGATGCTGGATATTTGTCGTGATTGGAACATGCTAAATAATACATCAACCTTAGAAGGATTTATGAAATAATGAAATATAAACCATATAATTTAAAAGACGTATATGATGCGTCTGCACAAGAAAAATTTAAAGTCATCTCCACCTTTGCAGGAGGTGGTGGCAGTTCCACAGGCTATAAACTAGCTGGTGGTAAAATACTTTGCGTAAATGAATTTGTCGAAGAAGCTCAAACCACTTATAAAGAAAACTATCCAGAAACACCTATTCTGCCTGGCGACATCAAAACCTTAAATGGAAAAGATTTTCTAGAAGCAGCTAATGTCGAAGTTGGTGAGATTGATATATTAGATGGTTCTCCACCATGTTCAGCATTTTCAATGTCGGGGGCTGTAGTTCAAGGTGGTGGTCACACTAAAGGTTTTGGTAAAACTAAAAAGTATTCTGATGGTAAGAAAGTAGAAAACATTGAAGATTTATTCTTTGAGTTTCTTAGAGTTGCTGAAGAGATTAAACCAAAAGTAATTGTTGCAGAAAATGTGGCAGGACTTATGATGGGTGAAGCAAAACAATATTACTTTAAAATTACAAATGCATTTGAAAAGATTGGTTATGATGTATCTTCTATGGTTCTGGACTCATCACATTATGGTGTGCCACAAACTAGAAAAAGAGTTATCTTTATTGCGGTTCGTGAAGATGTAACTGAAGCTATTGGTCTTACCTTTATGCATATTGCTAGTATATTTCCAGATAAATTTACTGATGCAATTACTTGTGGTGATGCATTTAGTGATTTAGAGTATGATGAAGAAGAAGTAAATATGCTAACCGAAAAGTTTGCAAAAGGTTCACATTTTGAAACTGCTTCGAAGATGCCCCTTGACCCAGATAAAGTTCTAACTGGTTGTGATTATCATCCAAAGGGTCATCACTTCAACATGAAAAGAATATCTAGGCATAAACCTGCACCTACAATTACAGCATCTGGCGGCTGTATTCATTGGAGTGAGATGAGAAAACTTACACTAAACGAATCTCAAAGGGCAATGTCTTTACCAGACGATTTTAAACTGACAGGTAAATGGGAACAAAGGTCTGAAAGAATGGGTCGCATGGTTCCACCACTAATGATGAAGGCTGTTGCTGATGCAGTCTATGAAAATATTTTAAAACCATACAAGGAGTTACATAATGGCTGATTTTACATTTGCACATAGAGAAGAGGGTTTTGACCAACACATTGAACAATCAATTCGTGGTTACAGCTACTTAATAGATGATGTAATTTCACTATCACGACATTTTGTTGAGGATAATACTAAAGTCTATGATATTGGTTGTTCTACTGGCAAAATGACACAGAGATTAATTGAAGCTAATTTTGACCACTGCACTCTTGCAAGTTGGTATGGTATTGAAATTGCTGATGGTTTTCAAAAAGAACTTCAAGAAAGAGAAAAAGCTATTCGTAAGTTTGACCCTACTGCGTCTGTATATTTTAAACAACAAGACATTCGTGAAATAAAAATTGTTAATGCATCACTCGTAACATCTATCTTTACTTTACAGTTTATGCCTAAGAAAGATAGACAAACTGTTATTAATGGTATTTGGAATGGACTTAATGATGGTGGTGCATATATATTTGCAGAAAAAACAATCTGTGAATCAGCAAGACACCAAGATATGTTGACATTCAATTATTACGATTATAAAAGAAAGTCATTTAGTACAGACGATATTATGGATAAGGAAATTACCTTACGTCCAATGATGAAGCCTAACACATGGTTAGAAATACAAGACATGTTAACTACAGCTGGATTTAAAGAAGTTCAACCTTTCTGGCGAAATTACATGTTTGTTGGTGTAATTGCAATTAAATAGTTATGGAGATAGTATGAAAAGATTATTAAAAACAGTGCATGTCGAGCATTTTGAAGAATACGAAGGCGAGCAACGACTTATTAGAGTGGAAACTACAACGGAGAAATATTTTCCAAATGATTCAGCACCTGCCCACCGACCAACTAAATCTACTAAAGTAGAGTATATATAGTTTATTATGGATAACTATATTAGAAAGTATGACAATGTAGTCAGTGATGAGTTTTGTGATGGTTTGATTGAAAAGTTTGAAGACCATCCAGAACAGCAAGAAAAACTATCTCAAGGCTTGATGTCTTTAACACACCTTGAAATGATGCGTCCAGATACACAAATATGGAATAAAGATGTTATGCATCTTGTAGATGTTTTTAAGAAGTATGTTACAGTATACAAAAACGAATGTAAAATTGAGCCAGTAATGTGGCCTGATAAATATTTAGTTGAATCATTTAGAATGAAACGATATTTACCAAATGATACAGATCAATTTGGGCCTCATGTAGATTCAAAAGATGCAAATACTTGCAAAAGATTTCTAGCATTCTTTTTGTATCTTGATAATAATGATGGTGGTTCAACCATGTTTCCACAAATGGACATTACATCAAAATGTAAGAAGGGTTCATTATTAGTTTTCCCACCACTGTGGCCTTGGCTACACGAGGGTAAAAAACCAATTGATAAACCAAAATATATAGTAGGGAGTTACTTAAAATATGTCTGAGTTATTAGATCAGTTCGGCCAACCAATAGGTGGTAAGACTGAAAAAGAATTACCAAATACACCACTACCAAAAGTAGAGCAAATTCTGCAAGACCCAATTACAAAAAAGTTTTTGTTTCTTAATAGCAAGGAAGATCCAGATGTCACTTGTATTGGACTCACCGATGAAACTGATTATGCGGGCGTGATATACAAGTACGGACAAGTTACTCTCCCTGATGAATCTAAAATAGTTGATGGAGAACCCTTGAGTTTACAGTTTAAGTATGATATAATAGAAAACAATGGATATCCTAAAGAAAAATTTGGAGATGATTTCTTCAAACTTATCGGAGACATTTTATTTCACATTATTATAACTCAATCAGAGGACGGCTCAATTGACGAACCAAACAATAGAACGGACAGCACTCAGTAATTTAGTATCTAACGAAGAATATTGCCGAAAGGTATTACCTTTTATCAAAGCAGATTACTTTGCAGTTAAAGAAGAAAGAGTTGTCTTTGAAGAAATTACAAGCTTTGTTGATAAGTATCGAAAGATGCCAACAAAGATTTCTTTGGAAATTGAAGTAGAATCCAGACAAGATTTAACCGAAACTGAACATAACAAAATTGTGGAAATTATCAAGACACTTGATTCCACAGATGTTGATATGGATTGGTTGGTAGATACTACTGAGAAATTCTGTAAAGACAAAGCAATCTATAATGCTATTGTAGATGGCATATCAATTATTGATGGAAAGGATAAGAATCGTGGTGCAGATGCTATACCTAGTTTACTTACAGACGCACTTGCAGTATCTTTTGATAATGCTGTAGGACACGATTATTTTGACGATAGTGCCTCAAGATTTGATTTTTATCACAAGGTAGAAAAACGCATACCATTTGACCTAGAGTTTTTCAACAAAATTACCAAAGGTGGATTACCACAGAAAACATTGAATATCGCACTTGCTGGTACAGGTGTTGGTAAATCTTTGTTTATGTGTCACATGGCTGCAAACTGTTTATCACAAGGTAAGAATGTATTATACATTACTCTAGAAATGGCAGAAGAACGCATCGCAGAACGTATTGATGCGAATCTATTGAATGTTTCTATGGAAGACTTGCATGATCTACCAAAGACTATGTTTGAAGACAAGATTAAAAAGATACAGAAAAAGACTAATGGTCAACTTATCATTAAAGAATATCCAACTGCATCTGCTCACTCTGCACATTTTCGTGGATTGATTAAAGAGTTATCTATCAAGAAGTCATTTAAACCAGATATGATTTTTATTGATTACTTGAATATATGTGCATCATCTAGATTGAAGGGTGCATCACAGGTTAATTCTTATACATACATTAAATCAATTGCAGAAGAACTTAGAGGTCTTGCAGTTGAAACAAATGTTCCAATCATGTCAGCAACACAAACAACAAGAAGTGGCTTCGGTTCAACAGACATTGGACTTGAAGATACATCTGAATCGTTTGGTTTACCAGCAACAGCAGATTTCATGTTTGCTCTCATCTCCAATGAAGAACTTGATGCCCTCAATCAAATTGTAGTCAAACAACTCAAAAACAGATACAATGACCCTACTATGAATAAAAGATTCGTTTTAGGTATTGACAGAAGTAAAATGAGATTGTATGATGTAGATAATAAAGAACAAGAGGATTTGGTAGATAGTGGTCAAGATGATGAACCAGTATTTGACAAAGGTAAATTTGGAGCTAAATTTAAAGATCACAAGTATGATGGGTTCAAAGTTTAACCTCTTATAAATAGTATATAAATATAGACTATATGTAAATGGAGCCATTGATGCAAAGATTTTTAAATCAATTAAAAAGTGGTACGCGTACGCGTACACATTATAATCCATTAGATAAAGTAACTCATTATTATAATCTTATAGAAGCCAAAAAATATGATGGTTCTGATGAACATCAATTTGCAGTACAACTTGTTGCAGAAATTGATGATAATATTAGTGCTATAGATGGAGAAATTAGTAAAGACACCAGAAGTGGAAAAACAACTGGAAAGCGTCTTGGTATTCAAATTGTTATACCAGCTAATAAAAGAATAGCTTTTACAACAATGGCTAAAGAAATTATAGATACTGACAAATCATTAGAATTAAAAAAAACTTCTGCAACAAGAGCAAAAAAAGATTTTGTTTTTAGACATAAAGATATGGAAAAAGATATCTATGTTCAAACAAGGCCAGATGGTAAACTGGGTGGTGGATCCAAAGCTGACCCCAACGAACTTATGACTGCAGCTTTATGCACACTAACAAAAGTACCAACAGTAAATACTATAGAAGAACTTGATGCTCTTATTGAGCAAGTAAAGAAAATTGTAAAGTCTGGTAAGATCATTGGTTTTACTGCACTTGAAGTTGAATCATTAGAAAAAGACTATGGTAATTTATGTCAAGCAATTTCTGCAGCAGAAATAATAATAAAAGAATATGGTGGTGGAGCAAATAAAGTTTTCCTTACTGGAAAGTCTTGGGATGATGCTGTAACAAAATTTCAAATTACAAAGTATGGAATGAGAGATTTTAATGCATCTGATTTCATTATACAAAAAGAAAATAAATTTCTTGGTGTTTCTTTAAAGAAAAAAATATCAGCAACAACAGCAGACCCTACATTAATTAATAAAGGGTTTTCTACTATGATACAAGGTTCTGAATTTGATGGAGTTCGTAAAGAGTTAGATGAAGCTGCTGGAGAGTTTTATGTTCGTTTGATTAGGACAGCTTGGAAATTTCAAAAAATAGATACTAAAAATTTTACTAAACCTGCAAAAAGGGCCGTAGATAAAGATAGAAACCCATGGCTTGATGCATCAATGATAAAAGAATTAGGTAATAATGCTAAAGGTATTACCACTAGTAACTGGAAAAACTTTGTACAAAAGATACCTAATGAATTAGTAAATCATCAACTTAAAAAAGACAGGAGTTGGTTTAAGCCTTTAGCTGATGTTGTTATTGAAAACTCTAATTTATTTGGTGAACAGTTAATACAACTTATTTTTAAGATGGATCTACAAGACTTAAAAAAATTAAACTTTGATTTTGCTTTAGTTACTGGGATAGGAAGGTATCTTGTAAAAGGCCCAATAATAGAAACTGGAGAATTTAAAGGTATAGATACTATGGTTGGGGCCCTTGAAAAATTATATGCTTCTGGTAAAGTCAAAATGGTGCTTGACCCTAAAAGAACACAAGCATATGAAAAAGGTTCTACTGCAGCTCAATTATTTTTTCAATTGTTTATTGGTGCTAAACCAATAAGTGATATTACATTAAGATACAAAGGTAATTTTAGAGCAGCACCAAACTTTTTAGCTACTCCAACAAAAGAGTTCAAAGAGTTATTAAAAAGATGATATCATTCGCACAAACATTAACAGAAGACAAGGGTGGTAAGAATTTACACCTAGAGCATCTAGAAGATGAAATCATTAACTATGGAGTTGATGGTGGTAGAGCTGCAATCAACTTCCTACGTTCATTAAGAGATATGCTTGCTGGTAATGCTCGGTCTTCAATCAACATGACTGTCAAGTGGGATGGTGCGCCTGCGATATTCGCTGGTATTGACCCAGAAGATGGTAAGTTTTTTGTTGCAAAGAAATCAGTATTTAATGCAACTCCAAAACTCTATAAGACAAACGCAGAGATTGATGAAGATGGACTATCTGGTTCATTGAATAGTAAGTTCAAGATAGCACTTGCAGAGTTTTCCAAGTTAGGTATCAAAGATGTACTTCAAGGCGACTTGATGTTTACATCAGAAGATAAAGGTAATGAAAAAATTGATGGAAAGTCTTTCATTACATTTCAACCTAACACAATAGTATATGCTGTAGACCCCACATCAGATATTGGCAAACAGATTAACAAAGCAAAGATTGGTATTGTATGGCATACAACATACACAGGTAAAGCATTACAGGATATGAAAGCATCATTTGGTGCAGATATTAAAGGATTATCTAAACCAACATCAGTATGGATGGACGATGCAACTTACAAAGATGTGTCGGGTAGTGCTACAATGAACTCAAAAGAAACAGAATCAGTAACAGCTGCACTTTCTGCAACTGGTTCTACTTTTAAAAAGATTAACTCAATGCAATTAAAGAAGTTTCTTAATCTACAGGAAAGTATGACAGGTGCAATCGCTGGTGCATCTCTCAAAACATACAATAACAGTAAGGTTCGTGCTGGAGAAAAGATTACTAATCCCAAAGCTCATGCAAAAG